GTAAACAAGGTAGATAATCAGGTTACAAATAAGAATAAATCTATCTTTAAATATGAAGTTGAAATTAAAAAGGCTTTTAAACAGGAAAAAGAAGCTTTTAAATTACTTTCCCGTTATTTTAATGACCTTTGGGATTAAAGTGTTTCTTGTGGCCTTTTTTCCTATGGTCATTAGCTATACTTCGTTCTTTATGACCTCCTTTGTCTGAGTATCCATTTTTAGGTTCATGTATCCCTAATTTATCTTTATATACAACTCTTGGTTTTAATTCACAATGAGTTATATCGTTTTGAGTTAGACCACTTTTATATTCTTCCCCATCTAAATTAATTCTATCGGTTATTACTCCTTGTTCTTTTACAAATCTAAATCGAATGTTTTGTTGTAGAGATGACTCACAACTAAAATTTTTACAAAAACATTCTGATCTCATAATTAATTATACTTGATATATTGACATGACAGATATGGGATGTTATCCTAAATCATGAAACGACAAGGCATTACCAAAGACCCCACCAGTGACAGGATAATTATTATCCCTCCAGCTAGTGTTACCTGTGAAAAATGCCATCAAACTTTAATTACCTTTACCAAAAATGCCTCTGAGATACGTTGGGCTTCAATAAACTGTCTCAAATGTAAATGTGGTGAGGTTTTGAAGTTTAAGATTCATGCACTTTAATTATTAAAATCTGGGTAGTCGTGTAACAAATTGCTACGCACGATTAGCACACACTGTTTACTGAGGACCCGTGAGGGTTAGTAGGACATATAATGGCAAATGCTGAGTATGGAATAGTGGTTTCGGGACCAACAAGAACATCTATGCTTAAGATAAATCTTAATTAGTGCAGAGGTTCCAGTGATTAAAAGACCCTGAAGGTTGTCTTTACGGACTTTATAAGTGGAAAGGTGGGAAACCATCTCTCAGGCTGTTTGGAAAGGAGGATGGCCGACAATTCTTTTCTACCCAGATTCTAGTAATTATGAAACTACAAACAATAAAATTATATTTTGGTGATGATAATACAATGACTACATCTAAAGAGATGTATTTGATTGGGGAAGAACAAGACATAGAAGAAGCCATCAAAATGCTTCAATCTATGAAGTTAAAATCGATTAAGTTTGATGGTAAACCAACATATTTGCTATAATTAATATATGGAAGTAGAAACATATAAGTCAAAAGTTAAATGCCATAATTGTGGCTGGAAAGGTGAGATAGAGATTCCTAAGGGGGTTGAAGTCTACAATTGCCAATCTAAATGTCCTAATTGTGGGTGTGATCACTTATCTCCCAATAATGATAAAGAATTAAAACGGACTGATATGCCTGCGATGAATTGTGAATCGGACGAAGATTAATGCTTTCTATCTAAAAGAAGGTAAAAAGGTTTTACAGGCTCACGGAATTACTCGAAGTGAAATTAGTGGATCAGAGAATTATCTGTAATTTACAAATTAGTCATAAGAGTGTATAGTATAATTATATGGCTAAGAAAGGGGAAATTCTATCGAAAGAATATAGAGAGAAAATATCTAAGGGAGTAAAAAATCAACATATTAGGTCAGGACATTTAGGTAATCATTGTCCTATATGTGGAATTAAAATAAGAAATTATGCTAAGCGATGTAAAAAACATAGATTATTTACAAATGAACATAGAAAAAAATTAAGTATTGCTAATACTGGTAAAAAACAAAGTAAGGAAACTTTAGAAAAATTATCAGAGATAAGAAAAGGTAAAATACCTTGGAATAAAAATAAAAAAGTTCCTCAAATTTCTGGCGAAAAACACTGGAGATGGAAAGGAGGTAATGATAGGGAGTTATTAAGATTAAGGAATTCATTTGAATATAATTCATGGAGAGGAAAGATTTTGGAGAGAGATAATTATACATGTAAAATATGTAGTAACCATGGTGGAAAATTGAATGTTCATCATATAGAATTATTTAGTGAGTGTAAAGAAAAAAGATTTGATATAAATAATGGTATAACTTTGTGCGAGAAGTGTCATAAATTTTTACATAGAGATGATCATTTGGATTTTTTATATGATGGTCCAATAAATACTTTCAAAAAATGTCTAAATATAATATAAATAACGAGATTAAAAAAATATGTATTTCTAAAAATATATCTGGGTGTGAGATAAGATTAAAAGGATGTTGGGGTGAATATGAATGTCATCCTGCTCATAGACACAAAAGAAGATATTATTTAAATAATAATATAAAATTATCAGATTATAAACAATGGATTATAGCGTGTAATTATTGTCACAACAAGATAGAATATGACCGAAAGGCCACCGAAGAACTATTTATGCGTTTAAGGGGACCAGAATTGACATGTCCAGATGATGATGATAGACTTATTTATGAAAAGATATAGTGAATTGTTAGGACCAAAAGAGTTCTTTAGGGAAATTAAAAACTATGGGCTTTATGTTGCTCTTGGTAATTGGTTAGTCTGTTTTACTAAGTGGTTTATTAAAGCTAAACGTATTAAAGTTACTTATTATAAAACCAAATGAACCGAAGATTTTGTTTTCACTGTAAACAACCATTAGAAGAATTTACCATTAAAGATGTGCCATTGGCTTTGTGTAAAAATGTAAAGTGTCCTAGATTTGGTCTTCTCACTGGAGTTAGTGTTGAAGTAAAGGAGAAAAATGTTAAAAAAAATTAAATTAAATGTAGAGTTTTATTATGGTAATCTAAGCCGAGTTAAAATGTGGAGTGCTGTTACCAAAGATTTTAAGGAAGTTAGAAAAACTTTGATGGAGTTATATGATGAAAAGAGTAAACATAAGAAAGTTTAATCGTGAACTTTATAGACTCATACCAGATATTCCATTTGAAGTAGTAAACACTAGGACTAATGAAATCCTATTTTTAGTAATTAAACCAAGGAGAAAAAAATGTCAGAAATAAAAATTTTCAAAAATCCAACCGATCATGTTATCGAGTTTATGTATGATCATAAAATTAATATTTTCCAACCAGGAGAAGTCAAACCACTAGATGAATTTATAAGTAAATACCTCTCACAGGACTATACTAAAAGTGGACTAATTGAAATTAAAATTTCAGAGTCAAATATTACTACCGAAAACGAAATCGTTAATCCTACGGCCTCTAGTGAAGTCACTGAACCTAAAAATGATGTAGAAATATTAAAAAATGATCAGAATTTAACCCCAGCAACTCCCAAAATTGAAAATCAATTTCGAGAAGAAGGTCTAAAATCTATGACAATGGGGCAACTCATTGGATTAGCTAAAAATAAAGGTTGGAAAATTGGTATGACAAAGGCTAAAATAATTGAGTTGTTAACTAATGGACAATGAAAATAAAATTGAATTATTTAATGCCCTCTTATTAAAGAAAAAACAGCGGGGATTAGAGGATCTATATTTCTTTAATAAATACATTATCGAAGATGATGAAGAACGGCGTAAACTTTTAGTCCCACATGTTCATGGAGAATGGGCGATTTGGTATTCTAGTTCTCAAAAACGTATTTGCGAAATACTCGTTCCAAGGTCATGTTTTAAGTCTAGTTTTTTTACTATTGGTGAATCTTTACGTAGAATTGCTCAAAATCCTTCTATTCGTATTTTAATTGCTAATGCTACTTTAGGAAATGCCCAAAACTTTCTAGGTCAAATAAAAAATCATATTCAAAATAACGAAGTCTATAAATCCCTTTATGGAGATATGTATGACAAGAATTTAAAATGGAATGATACTGAAATGGAAGTGAAAGGTAGACATTTGGGAATTCGGGAGGCTACTGTTACTGCTGTTGGTGTAGGGGGAAACTTGGTTTCTCAGCACTATGATTTGATAATTTGTGACGATCTTATTAATGACCAAAATTCTGCTACTAGATTTCAAGCTGAAAAAGTAATTGATTGGTGGAAAAGGACATTCTCTTTACTAGAACCAGATGGAAAAATGTTAATTGTTGGTACTCGTTGGTCATATTATGAACTTTATGCCTATCTAGAGGAAGAATATAAGAACGAAGTAGATTTTTATATCCGTGGGGCTAGGAATCCAGATGGTACTTTCTATTTTCCAGAACGGTTTGACGAAGAAAAACTTTTAGAATTAAAAAAACTCCATGGTTCCTACATTTATAGTTGTAATCCTTATGAAGCCCCAGTTTTAATGGACGATTGGACCTGTAAACCAATAGGAAAAATAAGAAAAGGTGATAGAGTTGTTGGTTGGTCCAATAAAGAAAATCATAGAAGAAAATTAGTTTCTTCAAAAGTGGTAACGACTGGACATAGAATAGCAAAAGTAGTTAAAATAACCATGGAATCTGGTAGAACTATTCGTTGTACACCAGACCATAAATGGTTTACTGGCAGGTCAACCTATGATACAAGTCATGCAACTTATTTACCTGCTAGAATAGGTTCAAAATTAATGTATTCTTGTGACCCATATATTTCAAGAGATAAATTGTCTACTGAAAAAAGAGATTTAGCTAATTGGTTAGGAGGATTCTATGATGGAGAAGGAAGTTTTTCTGGAAATAGTCTATATTTTGCTCAAAGCATAGTGGCTAATCCTGAAGTTTGTCAAAAACTAGAATATGTTTTGACTAAATTGGGGTATAAATGGAATAGTGGATTTAGAAAAAGGTCAAAGACAGAATTAGGCATCCTTGGGGGAACTAAATCTTATTATATTAGTGGAGGATTTGAAGAAAAACGTAGATTTATACTGGAATGTAACCCAATTAAAAAACAAAGAATAATAAATAAAATGTTTTGGAGAACTAGTAGATTCATCCATAATAGAGATAGAGTTGTTAGTATAGTTGAAGATGGAGAGGAAGAAGTTTATTCCTTTCAGACTGAGACGGGCAATTATTTTGTATGGGGTTATGCTTCAAAAAATTGTTTTTATGAAAATTCCCCTATAGATGAGGATAATTGTATTATTAAAGAATCCCAAATTTTGTACTGGACAGAGAATGATGATGAAGTAAATGAGATTACTAAACGACTTCCTGATAATTTAGCTATGTTTTCCTCTTGTGACCCAGCTGTATCTCAGGAATCCTTAGCAGACAGTAGTGCTTTTATTAGTGTAGGAGTAGATTCAGAAGGAAATTGGTGGGTAAAACAAGCAGATAGAGAGAAAGTTACTACAGGAGAATTAATTCAACGTCTTTTCCAACAATTTGATACATATAATCCAATTACTATGTCAATTGAGGTGATAGGACAGGCTCAAAATATCCTTTCCCCTATTCGGGATGAAGAAAGAGTGAGAAATAAGTTTTTACCTTTAAGCGAAATTAAGGTTTTACCCCAAGTTACTAAGACTGCTCGTATTAGATCTATTCTTCAACCTAGATTTGAGAATGGTAAGGTCTATATTCATAAAGATATGACTGAATTAAAAGATCAATTACTTCGTTTCCCTAAAGCCAAACATGACGACCTTATCGATGGGTTGGCCCAGATTGAAACTATCGCTTTTGAGGCCAGAAAAGTTGATGATGGTCCAAAAGTACCTTATTCATCTACTTTAGAGTATCAATTAAGTCATCCAAATGACCATGATTTGATTGATGAGTTTCTTGGAGAGGATTATTAATATATAATAAACATATGAATATAATTTTTTTAATAATAATTCTTGCCCTTATAGGTGTTATTATTTTTCAAGATATCTCTAATCGAATTGAAAGAGAAAAACTTTCTATTAAATTAATGAGTAAAGATGTATTTGAATATGATTCAGTTGTTAAGAAACCAATCAAGATTAAACCTGAAAAAGATGATGATAAAGATTATATGGAACCAGAAGATGTTGATTTAAGAAAATTAATTGAGGCGAAAGATAATACATGATTTATATAGGACAAAAAAAATGGGATTCTTGTACTGATGATGAAAAGATTTCTTTTGCTGATCAATTAGTAGAAGAAGGAAAACAATCTAAACAGATTCGAGAAATGGAGTGGTATCTAAACTATATGTTTTTGGACGGTAATCACTATGCTACCTATAATTCAGTTACCAATACACTAGAAACTAAACCTCGTAAAACAGGTGAGGTTAGAATGGTAGTAAATATTACCAAGTCAGCTATTAGATCGATTAAAAATTATGCTACCAGAGAAGAACCTAAGTGGGAAGTGACTCCTGGGGATACAGATGAGGATACAATTACAGCGGCTAGAAGGTCAGGCAAAACATTAGATTTTATTTATCGTAAATTACATCTTGAACAGATGGTTTCAGGAGTAGTAGATTCGGGTCTCAATACATCAATCGGTTGGGTGGAAATAGATTGGGATAAAGATACTGATGATGGAATGGGTGAAGTCAAAATTATTAACCACGATTCATTTGATATCGGGTTTGATCCATCGGCAATATTATATCGGGGTAAATTTATTGGTCAATTCATTTATAAATCAATTAAAAGAACTTTAAATTCTATTAAAAATGACAAGCGGTATGATGAAAAAACTAGAAAGGATGTCCAAGCTGATGACCAATTAGCTGAGTCTCCAATTAAAGCCAGAATACTTGAAAAAGAGGGAAATGGAACTCATAAAAATACTATTCCTAAGGCTACTGTTAGAGAAATATTACTTTGGGATGAGGAAAAAAATTCTAAAAAAGGCCATATCAAACTTTTTACTTATGCAGATAAGAAAATCTTACGGGATGAAGATAAAGACTATAAGGAGTTTCCGTTATACCCTTTCCAAATTAATCTTAATCCTAATAAAATACTTCAAAGATCGTGGACTGCTGATGCCATCCCTTTAAATAAAGCCATAGATAGAATTGTCTCTCAAAAAATAATGTATGTTAATAAAGCCCTAATATATCGAATAATCACTGAATCTGGGGCTTTAGCTAATGTAGTTAGAAATGAACAAGGTGAATTTATTGAGATTAATAAAGGTCGAAAATTTGAACAGGTTCAAATGACACCATTACCAACTACTGTTGATACTTTATTGGCTCAATTAGGGTCATATCATGAGGATGTTTTATCTAGCCACGATGCTTCTACTGGGCGTTTACCGTCTGGAGCTAGATCTGGTAAGACGATTGAAGCCCTTCAAGCTGCTGAATCTAATAATTTAATGGGAATAAGTCAATCATTAAGATCGTTTTTATCTGTTATTGGTAAACGAATTTTAGAAATAATCTCAGAAAAATATGTAGCTTCAAGGGTAGTCAAAATTACTGATCCAGAAGTCCAAGAAGATGGTAGTCAAACTAATTATATCCGAGTTGTTGGTAAAGGTTCTCCAGCTAAGGATAGAGAAGATGCCACTATAATTAGTGACGATAGTGAAGTTATTGTTAATATTGGATCTTGGTTAGGTTATACCAGAGATGCTCAGCGAGAAACATTAATGAAACTAGCTGAACTTGGAGTTATTCCTGCTGATGAAGTCCTTAGACAAATGGAATTTCCTAACATTAACGAACTATCTGAAAAAGCTAGAAGTGAAAGATTAGAAAAATTCAAAATGGAGGCTGAAATTGCTGGTAGAAATCAAAATGGAGGTCAAGGTCAGAGTCAAGGTGGGCAATCTAATCAAATGGTTTCATTAGCTGATAAGGAAAATACCCAAATGATGAATGGGCAACAACTACCTTCAACTGAAGGTGCAGATATGTCTCATACTCAGGCACATTTAGACTTTATAAAGACTCAAACATTTACTTCTGCCCAACCAGAAATTCAACAAATTATTGCTCAACATTCTCAAGGTGAACTTCAAGCACAGGGATTATTACAAAATGGTCAACCAACTCAATAATATGAAGATAGGATCAAATAAACTAAAAATGAGTAATGGATCAATCCGTACTTTTAAGTCAACTCAGGCTAGAAATAACTTTGAGAGAGTGGCTCAAGCTATAAAACATAATCCAGAATTTAAAAGAAAATTAAATAAGTCTTGACACGGTTTTATATACAGTGTAATATTTAGTTATGACCAAGTTATTATTACAGTCATATTAAAAACTTATGGACCCAAACGACCAAATCCAAGATACCAAAAATCAAGGAGCCGAAGATATTAAAACAGAGGCTAACCAAGATGAAGGAGATAAAGGAAAGTCAAACGATGGTGCCAGTGATGTCGAGCTTTTCGACCTTCCAGATGGACGTAAGGTAGATGCCGCTACTCTATCTAAGGAATGGAAAGAAAACTTTATGCCCGAATTCACAAAAAGATCCCAAGCCCTAGCGGAAAAAGAACGCTTGGAAAAGGAATCTAAGGAAAAAATCGAGGCCGACTCTCGTAATTCCATTGAAAAAAATGAGATATTAAAAGATGTCCCATTAGAAGTGAAGGAAGCAATCCATCAAATTGTCAAACCTTTATTTCAGGAATACGATAAAGCTAAGTCTGCAGAAATTGAAGCTAAGAGACAAGACGAACGTTTTGAATCTGAACTTAAATCTTTAGAAACTAAATGGGATGGTAAGGACGGCAAACCGAAGTTTGATAAAAACGAGGTTATCTCTGCCATGAAAGACCCTAATAACAGGAATTTTGATCCTGAATCTAAATTTAGGGAACTTCACCAACAAGAATTTTTAGATAATCTTATTAAAGAAAGTTTAAAGAAACAAAGTGGTGGTGGCGATCTAGAGACTACTGGTAATAATGACCATAAGCTTGATCCAAAATCCCCTAAAAATTTTAAAGAAGCTGCTGAACGATTTGCGAGCCGACTCTAACGATATTTTTCTCTTTAATTAGTAATTAACTATTAATTCACTTTAAGGAGGTGAAAAATATGAGTCAAACTTTAAGTAATTTTGATGAAGCTCTTAAAATTGATTACTTGCCAGTAATCAGAGAACAATTAAACAACTCTACTGCTTTCTTATCAAAGGTTCAACGCAATCAAAGAGATGTGAGTGGTAAACGATGGCAAATGACTGCCCATTATCAGAGAAATTCTGGTGTTGGTGCTGGTGCTGAAACAGGACTTCCAACCGCAGGTCAACAAGCGTACAAAAATCCATATGGTGTAGTTAAATACAACCGTGGACGTATCCAATTGTCTGGTCCAGTTATGGAAGCATCTGCTAATGATAAAGGTGCAATTGTCCGAGCTTTAGATTCTGAAATTCAAGGTGTTACCCGTGATTTGGAAAAAGATATAAATTATCAGTTAATGAATGATGGTACTGCTGTCAGGGCTTTGGTCAACGGAGATCCTGGTACTGGTACTACATTAACTCTTGATGGTCCTGGTACAAATTATTTCTTTGATGGTATGAAGATCGACATTGTTGATCCTACTACTGGTGTTCCATGTACTAGTTCTACTTCTTTGACAGTTTCAACTGTTGATAGTACAACTGAGGTTACATTGAGTGCGGCTGCCAATGCCGATGTGGCTGACAATGATTATGTCACAAGAGCTGGTGCAACTGACCAAGCTGGTACTTCTTATGAAATGATGGGTATTAAAGGTATTGTGGATGATGGTACTTATGTGACCACCCTTCATAACCTTTCTAGAACAACTTATCCTTGGTGGAAGTGTTCTACATTCTCTACTGATGATAACGGCGGAACGTTACGTGATATGACTTTACCTTTAATTCAAACTGCTATGAGTGCAGTTGAAAAAAATGGGGGAAAAGTCGGTATGATTCTTTCGGATCATGCTATGAGAGATGCTTACGCAGCTCTAGTTGTTGCTGATAAACGTTACGTTAATACCATGAATTTGGATGGAGGTTTCACTGCATTAGAATATAACGGAATTCCTTGGGTAGCTGAAGTCGATTGTCAACCAAATGCAGTTTTCTTCTTGGATATGGAACATTTGTTCCTTATGCAAATGGGAGATTGGAAATGGATGGATAAAGATGGTGCTGTCCTTTCAAGGGTTTCTGGATCTGATGCTTACGAAGCGGCTTTGGTTTGGTATGCTGACCTAGCAACTGACCGACCTCGTTCTTGTACCTTCCTAAGAGACGTTCAATAAATGGAACCTTGAGATAGGGTTTCTTACTCAACTATCTCCCCATTTGTGGGTCAAACAATAAGTATCTCATTAGAGGGTTAACTATTAAATAGCTACTCTTATGGGGTAGCTATTTTTGTTTATTATTTATTCTTTAAAAAGGAGGTGAAAAATAATTAAAATTATATGATTAGAAATAGAAATTTGGATAAACATGACAGGTATGTTTTTACACCTGTCAGAGATAACGAATCTTACAGTTATGGGTTTTCTATAGATGTGAGTGATATGTTGAGAGGCACTGCGGCTAAAAAGTCCTATGGACTTTCTATTACTGGAAGTAAATCTGCGACTTATGCCTCTACTGGCGACAGTAATGATGCTTTGTTAAAGATTTCTGGTAACAACTATGCTGCCAATGATACTAACTTTGTATTCCGAGGACTTAATGCGGCTATCGCTAATAGAAGCGGTGGTGTATTAGGAAGACTTGAACATTCAATCGGTACTCAAGGTAAATCAGGTGGTACAGTGACCAACCTTTTAGGTTTGTCAATCACGGCTGAAAATTACGGTACTATGGGTGCTACTGGTACTTTTGGAGGTGTAGATATCCTTTTAAAGAATGAAGCTGCGGTTGCTACTACTGAATTTGGTCTTAGAATTAGAAATGAAAACAATTCTATTGCTGGAGATGTAGCTGATGCGATTTTGGTTTCCGATACTGGTGCTAACACTGGTTTTACTCACTTTATTAACTTTGCTGTCGATGGTGGACATCCAGCTCAATCTACTTCAAGTTCAGTTACTAATGTTGGAACTTGTGGTTGGATTAAAGTTAAGGTGGGGACTGCTACTAGATATATTGCTTTAGGTGATGGAGTGACTTAAAATTAAGACATGACCATTAAAGATCTAAAACAACAGTTAGTGGAACTACAACAGCAAAAAGTAGAAGCTAAAGCTACCTTAGATTCAGTAATTGGAGCAATTCAATTATGTGAATATTGGCTTAAAAAGGCTGAAACTGTTAAAACCAATAGTGTAAAGAAATAGGAAGTCATCATACACTTTCTTACTCAGTATGATCGTTTAGCCCTACGATACAGGGCTGTTTTTTGTGATATAATAAGTCATGTCTAGGAAAAAAATAATGGTCAACCTCTTACACCAAGGGCATATTTCTCAAGGATTAGAGATGCAGTTGATGAATTGGATGAATGATAGCTTAGATAAATATGAATTTACTTTTTTTGAACCATCAGATAGGCCTATTTCTAATAATCGAAATAAAATAGTAAAGAAATTTCTGGCAGGTGATTGGGATATCCTTTTTATGTTAGATGATGACAACCCACCTTTAAAAAATCCTTTTGATTTGATTGAATTTGATAAAGATGTGATAGGAGGGATTTACCCTGGTAGAGATGATATGGGGATTCATTTTCATGCCTATATGTTTAGTCCTAATTTTCCTAATAAAATTGAATTCATTCAATGTCCTGTTGATAAACGTGAAGGTCTACAGCAAATAGATGCATTAGCCACTGGATGTATGTTCGTCAAACGTAGGGTCTTAGAAGTAGTCAAATCACCGTTTTCTGATATGTTTGATGAGGATGGTATTTTAATTACTAATGATGATATGGCATTTTCAATAAGATGTAAAAAGGCAGGGTTTGAGGTTTGGACCCATTGGGATCATTTGTGTTCTCATTATAAAACTATGGATTTACTCCAAATGTTAGGTTTAATGGCGAAATCTAAAGCGGAAGGTTATCAATTAGGATTCAAAGATGGAAGAAAAAATAATAGATCCGTTCAAAGTTAGAGAAATTAAAGCCATCAAAATCAAATTACCCCCTGTAGATTTAGAAAAAGCTTTATTAAGACTTGAAAAGACTGGTAAGATAGATGGAATTGTTGGTTCAACAAATGTGGGATTAATCTTAGATTTTTATAATCAACGTCAAGAAGAACGGCGTAAAAAAGATTATAACAGTGAAATAACTCAACGGAATAAATATTATGCTCCATTATGGAAGGCAGCTTTGCGAGAAATGAAGTAATTGACAATATCTAGATTAAATAATGTATAATTAATTATGCGAATAATTAAAACAAGCAAACAATTAGTTTTACTTTATGAGACTAATGCTACTACTATTACTGGAACACTTGAGGCCAATGGCCTTCTAAGAGGAATTTCAGTAGTTGTACCTAATTTAGATTCTACTGATACTATTACTTTAGCTTTATTAGATTCAGACGGTGGAACCATTTATTCAAAAGCTTCTATTGCTGAATCAGCCACTACTACGGCTTATATTGATGCTAATGATTATCCACTTCAACTTCCTTTACATGGGACTATTACTATATCTATAATCACTAGTGGTAGTCAAACTGCTGATAGGACGTTCAAAGTTAATATTTATTACGAATCATGATTCATTCTAAACTTCCAATAAAAGGTCATTTCCATGCCGAGTTAATATCTGAAGATGGAGAAATTAAAGCCATTATAGATAAAAAAAATACTATCACTGAATTAATGGATGCTCATGTAGCTGACCAATTAGCTGATGGTGGTGATGCTGCTATTGGATATATGGGGATTGGTACTGGTACTGGTCAAACTTCTGCTTCTACTGGATTAGCCACTGCATTAGCTAGAGTAGCCTTAGATTCAACAACTCAAGGTACTGGTGGTGCAGATAATGATGTAATATATGTTGCTACCTTCCCTGCTGGAACTGGTACAGGGGCAATTACCGAAGCTGGAATTATGCTTGGAGACAATAATACTACTATGATGGCCTATGATGATTTTGATGTAAAAAATAAAGCGGCTGGGGATAGTTTGATAATTACGTGGACCATAACTTTCGGAGCAAGTTAAATATAAGCCAATATAATTGTATAATTATATATGGCAAATATAACATTTTTAGGAGATCAAAATGAGTAATCGTTATTGGATTGGTGGCACTGGTTTTTATAGTCAAATTGCTCATTGGTCGGCTACTTCAGGAGGCTCTGGTGGCGAAACAGTACCAACTTCTTCTGATGATGTTTTTATAGATGCTAATTCGGGATTTGACGGGTTAAACCAAGCTGTTTTTATTGGAAGTGATTTATCTGAATATCATTCAAATACTAATTATAGTGATAATTTTCAAGTAGATTGGATTTATTCTGGTGGTACAACTGAATGGTTGTTTATTTTTAGAGGTTCGGATACTAATTATAATTTTTGTAAAAATTCAGTTTGTATTCAATTTTCTGGGACAGTAATTTATTTGGGATATGCCACTAATAGTGTTCATACTTGGTCAGATAGTGTTGCAATTACTCCTAGTACAGGAGATGTTTTTTCAATTACCTGTATTGATAATTTGGTTACTATTTATCAAAATTCAATAGAAATTACTTCATTTGTACCACATTATAGTACAGGTAATTGTTTTGGATTTTATACTGGGCATACTTCTTTTGTTGGGATTGAAAATTTAATTTTTAGTCAGACAAGTGTACCAGCAAATACAGCTATTTTTCCAACTAATTTTACTAAAACAAGAGGTGAAACTGTATTGATGAATGGAGGAACTATAATAGTAGATAATAACTATACTGTAAATAACCTTACTGCTGATGAAATAGGTGATTCTTTCGTCTTTAGTGTCTATGCTGGTAAAACTTTAACCTTTAATGGAACTCCATTATTTAATGGAACTGTTGGTAATTTAATAATATTAGATATAACTTCAAATGAATCAGAAAATCAATTTACTTTTTCAAAATCTTCAGGTATAGTGAAATGTAATTATCTTGATATTTCTAATTCCAATGCTACTGGTGGTGCTACTTGGCATGCTGGTTCTCATTCTAATGATACTGTTGGTAATGATGGCTGGATATTTACTGACATGACCCATACTGTTAATGACAATTTCCAAATCGGGGGATATTCTGGAGCTTATTTATACGATAGCGGATTCAAGTATGATGCCATTCCCCCTATTTATTATGATATAGGGTTACAAACATCTAATATATACCATGCCTTTGGGCTGTCGAAATCAGACACATTTACTCTTGCTGATTCAGAAATATTTAATTTTGGATTCGTTACTAATGACACCTTATATCTAGCTGATGCTAAAAGCATAACTGATTTAAAAGTTTCTTCTGATAGTGTTTCCATAACTGAGTCAGAAGTATCAAATTTAGGTTTAAATATAGCTGAATCCTTTTCTTTAACTGATGTCCAAACTCAAGGTTTGACAACCCTACTTAGTGATTCCCAATCTATTTCCGATTCACCTGCTTTTGCTGTAGGAATATTTTTTAATGATTCTTTATATATTACCGATAGTAAAAGTTTTGCTTGGGCAATTGAATTAGCTGATCAATTCAATTTTGATACTTTAAACTTAGTTTTTGATAACACACTTGCCTTATCTGATTCAATATCTTTAAGTGATTCTGAAGTACAACTATTTAGATTAACTGAAACAGATGTTTTAAATATGGTTGATAGTGAGTCCCAACAATTTGCCTTTATTAAAGCCAAAATAGCCATGATAGAAAACACTCCAACAATAGATTTTGGAGATAATCCTGTCAGAATAGGTGTAGATGCTATTAAAGTCGAAGTTGAATCAGTAAAATGGTAAAATTATTTATGATTAATAACAACTATGCCAGCTAATTTTCCAGTATCAGCTCCAAATTGTAAAACAGATTTTGATTCGGCTACTGATGTTGCTTCAAGTTATCAAAATGAGCAAGGTCAAGAAATAAATGCCATTGCTGCCAAAGTAGGTACTGGCGATTCTACCCCTGCTTCTGGAAAGATATTTCATGGTAATGGAACTGGAACATCTGCTTGGGATCTATCTTTAGATACCGATGGAACTTTAACTGCTAATTCCGATACTTCTATCCCCTCTCAAAAAGCCATTAAAACCTATGCTGATACTAAAATAGCTAAAACTACTAATATCACCGCTTTAAACGAAACTGGAATTGCTGATGGGGAATTAGCAGTATTTAATTTAACAAACAAAGATATTAGAACATCAAACGTCACTATTGCGACTACTTTGGGGGCAGATGATACTACCTTACCAACAAGTTTGGCCGTTAAAACGGTTACAGATGCTAAATTAGCGAATGTTGTTGAGGACACCACTCCTCAATTAGGTGGAGATTTAGACTTAAATGGTAAAAATATAGACTTTCCAACCACTGCTAATATTTCTGATTGTTTAGATGAAGACACTATGGCTTCTGATAGTGCTACTAAATTGGCTACGCAACAAAGTATTAAGGCTTATGCTGACTCAAAAATCTCAAATTCTCTCGTCGACGCCAAAGGTGACTTAATTACTGCTAGTGCTGATAATACTCCTGCTAGATTAGCAGTAGGAAGTGATGGACAAGTACCTAGAGCAAATTCTGCCGCAACTAATGGAATTGATTGGGCAGACCCACTTAATTCTCTTGCTCGTCAAGCCATAATAAATGGAAACTTTGATGTATGGCAGAGAGGAGTGACAGGTTCAAATGGTGGTCTTGGATTATTTATAGCTGATAGATGGAGTAGTAGGGCGACTGGGGATACTGCGACAACCGCAAGAACAACTTTTACCGTTGGTCAAACAGATGTCCCAAGCAACCCAATTTATTATGCAACAATAACCAATACTCACTCCGATGGAGCTAATAATTTTTGTTTTATTGACCAAAAGATTGAAAATGTGGCTAGGTTTTCTGGACAAAATATGACACTTTCATTTTATGCCAAGGCTGATGCTGGTAAAGACATAGCAATAGAATTTAGACAAAACTTTGGTAGTGGTGGTAGTGCTGATGTAGCTTCAATAGGTGTTGTAAAAAAAACACTAACAACTTCTTGGGCTAAATATACTGTAACGGTGGCAATTCCATCTGTTAGTGGAAAGACAATAGGTGCTGGAAGTTATTTAAGACTATTATTTTGGTTTTCCGCTGGTTCTACATTTGACGTAAATACTGATACTTTAGGACAACAAGATGGTACTTTTGATATTAGTGAAGTCCAACTCTGTGCTGGTGATGTAGCTCTACCATTTATGCCTAAGAGTTACGGAGAAGAATTAAGAGCGTGTCAAAGATATTGTATTGTTTATAATTCTGTTGGTTCATCTCAGGCAATGTATGCAACTGGTTATTGGATTTCTACTACTGGATTTAGAGCTTTAATACATCTACCAGTTGAAATGAGAACTATTCCAACACTTACTGCAAGTGCTTATGATACTTTTAGAGTATGGAATGGTGGAACATATATTTATCTTACAGATTCTCCAACGATAAACGCAGCTTCAAACAAGGTAATTAAATTAACAGTTACGGTTGCTTCTGGTGGAACTGATGGAAATGCTGGTGCTCTTGACTCACCTACGGTTGAAACAAGTTACTTAATCCTTACTGCTGAATTATAACTATGAATAAAAAATGTAGTGGTAAAAAGAAATGATAAAATTAGTTTATAATTAAAGTATGATAATTAAAGCACAGCATCCGCAATTAAATAAACAATTCACTCGATTATCGGCAGATGTATTAGCCAGTGCCACTTCTTCTACGGTTGATAATAATGAAGGAATGACCACTGGTGATTATATCCTCTTTGGTAAATATGGTGAAGATAAAACTGAAATTGTAATTCTTACTTCGGCTACAGGTGGAACAACTTTAGGCCATACTACTGGGCCAGTATTCCCTCATCCAGCTAATACCCAAATTACTGAGATAGACTATAACCAAGTGGAATTTTATCGGTCAAATACAGAAGATGGAACTTACTCTCTAATAGCTACAGTATCTATTACCCCTGATAATGAATCTACTATTTATAATGATTCCGCTGGAACATCAGCTAATTGGTATAAGGTAAGATATAAAAATTCAACTGCAGAGACATATTCTGGCTATTCAGTGGCAATGTTGGCTACTGGCTATACTGATGATAGTTTAAGATCAATAGTTGATGATGTATTAGAAGAATATGGTGATCCTGAATCTAAAGAAATAACTCGTGTTCAAGTACGAAGACTAGCTCGTACTGCCGTTAGAAAAATGATGATTAATTTAATTAAAGTAATGCCTGATTATAGACGGCAATATACCACTCAAGCACTCACTTCTACTAATTTATATGACTTACCTATTCGTTTTCTAGCTTTTAATCGTATAGATATTAACTTTTCGGGAACATCAGCTACAGAAGCTTACAAAGCCCGATTTGACTCTGAAAGAAGTGGTGAACCTAACACTATCTATCAAACTAATGATCCAGTAATTTTCTTTAGAGGAACTCAATGGGGGATTAAACCCACTCCTACTACTGGGATGGCATTTTTATGGTATTGGGATTATCCCGTGATAATGACTGATGATAATGATGAACACGGACTTCCATTTGGGGCTAAAGATTCCATAGTCGCCTATTGTCTATTTAGATTATGGGCAAATAAAGACCAAGATAAAATGACTACTTATCGGTCAGAATATTCATCTTCAGTAGATGATTGGTTGGAATTTGCTAGTCAAAGCAAACAAAAATCTACCACTATGGGAATTGAAGTGGTATTTGGAACTGATCTTTATTCGTTTGAAAATGAATAATGCAACTAAAATATGAATCTATTATCGGATTTAGTGGAATAAATCGTAATGTCAGTGATTTTTTGGGGACTACAGGCGAGTTAAATGAAATGCAAAATTTTATCACCGATAAAATTGGAGTGTTAAAAAAGACTGGTGATTATCAGATCAAAGGATCACAAATTGTCGATAATATGGACATTTTAGGTGGAATAGATTTTGTTAGAGCTAATGGAACTCACGAACATTTTATAGCCATAAATGGATCATCAAATGCTGAAATCTATAAATACAATACTAGCACTGGAGCTTGGGATAGCCAATCTCAATCATTAACTAAAGATTATAAAGTTAATTTCTGTTACTCCCCCACATTAGATACTTTATTTGCAGTTAATGAGGCTGATGCTACCCGCAGTTATAATGGGTCGGCATGGTCTACTTCAACCAATGTTACTTCTGCCCCCAAAGGTAAATATATCTTCCCATTTGGTAGACGAATTTATATTCTAAATGCCACTGTTGCTTCTACTTCCTATAAAACTAGAATGTATCGTTCTTCACTAGTAGATAGCGGATCGATCACTTGGGATACGGTGAATGATTGGGTTACTTTTGATGATGTTATTTCTGGAGTAGGTAAAAATGGTGACTATATGTTTGTAGGATGTTCTGAAAGTGCTTGGTTATTTTCATTGGCTGATGAAAAAATCTTTATCTCAAATAAAGGGTGTGTGTCTGGATATGGGATATGTAGTTATGAAAATTGGACTTTTTATCCCACTAGAGATGGATATTATGCTGTTAAAGGAAAAGAAATTAAAAAAATAAGCCTTTCTATTGATGATTATTGGAAGGGAATCCCAGAAGCTAATTTAGGGTCTATTTTAGCCTCTGTAAACAACGATAACGTCTGTGTCTATATAGGTTCTATTACTTCACCTGAAAGTTTATCTTATGTTGGTTTTAATTACGATATTAACCAAAATGATTGGTGTAGACTTTCATTTGGAATAAGTATTAAAAATATACATACTTTTACCGACTCTACAGGAAGACATATATTTATAGGTGATAATGATGGGAAAGTTTATCAACTTTTTATCTCTGGTACTGCTGGTGGAAATGAAATAAGTTCTTTTATTGAAACTTCTTGGATATTTGGTAGTGGATCAAACCAATTAGATGACTATTATGAGATTTGGGGGTATGGAGATCAATTAAGCAATATTCAAGTCTATTATAAGATTGATACTGATGCTAATGAATGGAAAGCTGCTGGGACATTAAATGGATCAAATGATTTTGTTAAACTTCCAAAGGTTAGGGGATATCGTATTAAATTTAGACTTCAAGAAATGAGTAAAAATAATATGTTTGAGATTCACAAACTTGATTTAGGTTATCTACCTGCCTATCCAATCATAACCGATCCTGAGAAATAGTATAATTAGATATGAATTATCAAGATTTAGGTTTTAATGCCTTTCTTACTAGGCGAATAACTTTTAATAGCGATACTACCGATAGTAATACTAATATTTCTACATCTAGTGCTTCTTTAGATAGCTCATCATCTGTTTATGGTTTAAGTGCCACTACAGATATTTCATTTAGTTCTACTGACTATAATACGGCTGCTTGGACTGCTGGTAACTTGTTCTTTGCTAATGGGGCTGCCTCTGGGACAATAGATGCTGGTAATACAGGTGATATCACGGCTAAAACCTATGTTTATTACGACTCAGACAAACCAACTACTCTCCAAACTACTGCAGATATTAAATCAGCCCAAGGAGCAACTAGAGTAATGTTGGCTATAATTGAAGTAGGAGAAAGTGGAAAAGCCTGTAAAATTACTCCCATAATTGCTTCTGGGTTGAGTATGAACATTACTGCTGAACAGATTACAGTTAATCAATTAGATGCACTTAGTACCAATACAGGTACCCTTACTGTAGATGAATCTGTTAGTGTTGGAAATAAGATAATTTTAGATGGAATTAATAGTGAAATTAATGTTAAGGATAGTGGTGGTAATGATGCAGTAGATATTAATTCTTCAGGAATATCTATATATAATGGTAAATTGGAGATAAAAGATAATAATGATACTACTATTATTGATTCATATGGTTTAGTTAGCCAAAATAATTTTAATAGTTCTAATGTTAATGGTTATCCTTTTACTGATTTTACTAACACTAGTTTTCAAATAGTAACAAATACAGATAGTATTACATTAGAAATAAATAGGTTTGTTACTGTTTTAATTATTTTGTCTTTAGTTGGATCTTCTTCTCAAATATCAAGTGGATCAAATTGTAGTGGAAGAACATGGTATCAAGTACATTCTAACTTAAATGGTGTATTAGCAAATTTTTATTATGACTCTTTTTTAGATGCGACTACGAATGTTAGAGAAAATATAATCAGTAAAGATTATAGTATCTCGAATATTTGTGAATTATTTATTCCTGGTACTCATACTATTAGTATTAGGTCTAAAATAGAATATGGTAATAATTTTAAATCAACATTAAATTATTATAATATGTCAATTATAGAATTAGGAAATTAATATGAAATTTAGAATAAATCATATATTTTTTATAATCGGGTTATTATTTTGTGGAGTATTTATTCACGAGTTTATTCACTATTTACAATGCGGTGGTGATTTTATTGCTGGATTTTATTTAATAGAAAATAAATTTGGATTTGGTATTACTTATTGTGAAGAAGGTGATGCTAGTGAATTATTAGCTTATTTAGGATTTTTTATATTTGTAACACCAATAATTATATATAATATTTTTAAAGACAAAATAGCTTAATTAACGGTATAATTAATTATGATTAATTTAATTAAATATGCCATTTACTGAAACAGGGACTAAAGTAACTTGGAAAAATCCTGAAATAGTTCCAGATTCACAAAAACAAAACGGTGGTTGGTACTACAATCCTAAAACTGGTAGTGTCGATCATTGGTTTAATGAAACTGATCAGTCAGTACAATCTAGTGGTAATTTAGCCCAAGATGCT